GTATGTTCAACCCTGGCGGTAAAGACTGCGTTAAACTTGGAAAAGATGAACTCAACGCAATGACCAAATCACAACTAGAATTAGTTGGCCGTGACCACGGCATTGAGTTGGATAAACGCAAGACTAAAAAAGCACTTGTTGAAGAATTGTACGAGGCATTATAATGACTGATGCTTTAAACGATTTAATGAAACTAAAATATCCTGATAATGAGTGGAAAACATTCACTCATGCGCCTATACCTGATAACATGATACCAGAGGTGTTCACAGAAACTATCAACAAGAAAAGATTCTATGTAACACCAGACGGAAATAAGTATCCGTCTATCACAACTGTTCTTGGTGGCAGAGCGAAAGAAGGCATTCAGAAATGGCGTGAACGAGTTGGTGAAGATGCTGCAAATAAAATAATGAGAGCAGCTGCCTCACGAGGAACTGCTGTGCATGAACTTGCTGAGAACTATTTAAATAATGAAGAACTAAAAAATCAAGAGGTGTTACCACTCTTTATGTTCACTCAACTCAAGCCAGAACTCGATAATATAAATAATATTGTTATGCAAGAAGGCGGACTCTATAGTGATAAATGGGGTATTGCAGGTCGTGTTGACTGTATCGCTGAGTATGATGGCAAGATAACTGTTATCGATTTTAAAACATCTACAAAAGAAAAGAAAGAAGAATGGATTGAAAACTATTTCATTCAATGTACTGCCTATTGTGAGATGTTTGAAGAAAGATATGGTCAATCAATTGACCAGATTGCTGTACTAATTGTCTGTGAAGATGGTACTCGACAGACATTTGTGAAAGATAAGAAAGATTATTTACCACTATTGCAACCAGCGATAGATGAATTTTGGGCAGAACAAGATACTGCTCAACCCGTCTTGGGCGAAGCGTCAGAACGACTAGTGCCTAGAAGATGGTAAGAATTCTTGTTGACGGTAATGGAGTAAAGGTGATGGACTTGGGTTCGATTCCCAACATCTCCACCAAAGTATTTTGGTCATCCCTAAAATATTTTGGTGGGGATGAAATGGACTTCGACATTGCTATTGAAAGATTACAAGAGAGGATAGTCCTAAGACTTAAAACTAAAACAAAAGCAAACTCTAACCAGTACGCTTTAGCAGCTTAAGTTGCTAAGGGGGTTGCCAGTACCTTCTAACCCAAACTGGCACTAACTCAAGGCAATAATATGAAAAGATTTTTTAAAGAAGTGTACCTTACTGGACACGGTAAAGAAGATAAGAACATATTCAACAGATTTAAAGACACAAAGTTTTACAAAGTAAATGCTGTTGAGCAGAAAGAATTGAAAGATTGTGGCAATGTGAAATATATAAACTTAGATGAGATTAAAATATGAAAATGATAATTACGCCCAACAAGTTTGCAATATTAATAGAAGAATTAGTTAAGACAAAAAGAATGAGCTACATAGATGCTATTCTTCATTATTGTGAAAAGAACGGAATCGACCCGAGCGATTCTAAGAAACTAGTAAACAAAGGACTCAAAGAGAAGTTGACTTATGAGGCACAAAACCTTAATCTACTAAATGTAGAAAAAGTGCCACAACTTCCCATATAAGGAGAATGAATGGTTTTGAAGTATATAAAGTCTATTTGGCAATCAAATTACATTTCACAAGCAAAAACAGAAGTTACGACTTTCATAGACACGGCGGACGAACAACTGCAAAGCTTGAAACCTTCACTAAAAGAAGGGATAGATATTTTTTTCACAAACTTAGTCGCACTTATAACAGCACTACTGTGGTCGATTACTTTGTTAGTAACTTTGTCAATAATACTAATCTATGGGTTGGCGATATTATTGGCTCAACTGGTGACGAAAGTTATAAAGAGTGGTCTAAGAGATTAGAGTCATTACATTATTATTTTGAACAAGACATAGATTACATCCTAGAAAGAATGATTGCAAACAAAATGAAGTTTGACGATATATTCACATCACATGATGGGCAACATCCGCCTATATTGAAGATGGTTCTCTCTAAGAAGATATGTGTTGAAACATTTGTGATACTAGAAGATATACTTTCATTTGCAAATAGATTAGATAAAGACATTTTAGAAACAGTATTGTGGCCTAAGATGCACGATAGAATGGCAAGATACAAACCATTTTTAAAATACGATACACCGAGATATAAAATAACATTAAGAAAAAAAGTAAAGGAGATATGATGGCTGAAGAAAGAGAAGTAATAGAAGAAAATGTAGAGTCTATTGGAATGACACAGACAATATTGGGTAGTATAATTTTAAAAATTGTATTGCCTATGAAAGTAATTGATGAGATTAATGAGGCGTATGATAAACACTCAAAATCTTTAGAGGCACACAATCAATCGCTTGCTGGAAAGATTGAAGAAGAAAAGTTAGTAACAGATTTATTATCTGAAAACACAAAACAAATCTTTGTACAATGTTTTGCCCAGTATTTAAAGAACATTCAGAAGCCTTGGTGGGGTATCAGTTTGGCAAATGCATGGATAAATGAAATGCGAGAGAATGAATATAATCCATTTCACTACCATACAAGTAAGATGACCGACTTAGGATTATCATCTGTATTAGTCTTAAAACGACCTGAGTCATATGGTAAAGAATATTCGAGAGAAGAACACCCATCAAACGGTTACTTAGAATTTGTTGGCGGCAATCAAGACCCACTTGGCGTATCACAATTTAGAGTAGATGCTCAAGTAGGCGAGTTTTACATATTCCCATACACAATGTTACACGGAGTTTATCCGTTTAATGGTGACGGAATAAGAAGAACTATGTCTTACAATTGTGATTTAATAAAACCAGATGCTGATGCAGAGTTGCAAGCTGGCAAAATGGGAGTTGAATAATGCTTAGAGCAGTAGGGTTGATAGCCCTAATCTATCTATTCTTTAACTATCTACCAGAGATATTAGAAACAGCAGATAAATGTTTAGGAAACGCTTGACAAAGGAAAGAACTTAGTGTATAATATATACATATATCAAGAAACATGCGGAAGTAGTGTAAAAGTAACACGACAGGTTTCCAATCTGTAGTCAGAGGTGCGAACCCTCTCTTCCGCTCCAAATTGAGATATACTTTTGTTATAAATATAAAGGTGCGATATATACAGCACAGAACGATACAATAATAATACAAATACAATCATACGGAGAAAAAATATGACATCAAGTCTATCAGCGTTAAAACGCTCAAACAACTTAGACACCCTAATGGGTGAACTATCAAAGGTTGCAGAACCACAAAAACAATCAAACTCATACCAAGATGATAGATTCTGGAAACCAGAACTAGACAAATCAGGTAACGGTTATGCTGTTTTTCGTTTCTTACCAGCAGTACAAGACGAAGATTTGCCATGGGCCAGATTATGGTCACATGCATTTCAAGGACCAGGCGGTTGGTTAATTGAAAACAGTTTGACTACAATCAACAAGAAATGTCCGATTAGTGAATCTAACAGTTTACTATGGAATTCTGGTGTTGAGGCAGACAAAGAAATTGCTCGTAAGAGAAAACGCAAGTTATCTTACTATGCAAATATTCTGATTGTGAGTGACCCTAAACATCCTGAGAATGAGGGTCAGGTTAAACTATATAAATTCGGTAAGAAAATCTTTGATAAGATTACTGAGGCGATGAAACCTGAATTTGAAGATGAAACGCCAATCAATCCATTTGACTTTTGGGAAGGTGCAAACTTTAAACTAAAAATCAGAAAAGTTGATGGCTATTGGAATTATGACAAGTCAGAGTTCGATAGTAAAACTGCTATTGCGCCTAATGACGAGGCCATTGAAGAAATATGGAATAGACAATATCCATTAAAACCATTTCTAGCAGACGAAAACTTTAAATCATATGATGAGCTTAAAGCAAAACTTGACAAAGTTCTATCTGGCGTTAGAAATACTGGCACTGCTGAGGATGTTGCCATCCCACCTGTAGCACCGAAAGTAGCACCAGTTGTAGCAGAAACAGTAAGTTCCCCGACACCTACTCCAGTTACTACTGCTGATGATGATTCAGACGAAACTTTGAGTTATTTCAGTAAGTTAGCGGAAGAGGACGAGTAATCTCTCCATCTGTTTTCACTACTTTGGGGTTAGAAAGTTGTTTTCTAACCCCATTTTTGTCTAAATATTACTACTGATTATGAATGAAGTTTGAGATATCAAAACAACAACAACATAAAAGGAGAAAATTTATGTGGAAAAATATAACGGATACGATAGGTAATATTACTACGGTCGCTGTACAACTAATTGGTTTATCAGTAGCACTTGAAGTAGTATTTGGTGCAAATGTACCATTCTTATCTTTAGGTGTTATCGATAACATCTCTAGCATAGTAGCAAGCCTAGGTAACGAAGGTTTAGTAGGATTAGTTACAATCGCAATCTTATGGTCACTTTGGAAGAAGGACTAAGTTAAACAGTAACATTGAAAGGGGGCTTCGGTCCCCTTTTTTATGGTCAAAATCCTTATAAATAGTAGTATGAAAACACTAATCAAAACAATTTTATGTGTATTGATTGTTTATAGTACTCAGGTTATATCAAGTAGTTTAACCTTTGATTTTAGTAACCCTGCCTTTAGTGGCGAAGGATATTCTAGTCATGTGCTATCGATAGAACAACTTCAATACAACAGAAGGGAATCAGTAAAAGACGACATCACTTCAGCCGCTGCTAAAGAGGCTAGAGATGCAAAGAACACAACACTCGCTAAGTTTGTAACGAATGTTGAAAGTCGTATATTCGCAAACTTATCTAAACAAATGGTTGATAATATGTTTGGTACGAATTGTACTGAAGATACAGACACAACCGCAGTAGAGTGCCCATTGAGCGGTACTGCAACTTTACCTGATGGTTCAACAGTCTATTGGGCAAAAGATGAAACAGCAGAAACAATCACATTAACTGTTACTGATGCAAGTGGTACTATAACACAACTGGTTGTGCCAGTTGGTGACTTTAAATTTTAGGATTATGAATATGGAATATTTGGCGATAGCAGTATTATCTTGTTTGGTGGGCAGTTGCTCGGTGCAGAACACGAAGGCGATAGAAGGAGAAATGCCTTTCGTTCAAGGCACACCAACAAAAGAATTGTTACATGAGATGCCTGCATTAATAAACCAACCAACGGATGGTTCAGGCAACCCAGTAAAGATTACAGTTGCGGTCTACGCTTTCCCTGATGAAACAGGACAAAGAAAACAAGTCGGACTCTCAACGGCAGTATCACAAGGTGCTGATGTTTGGGTAATACAATCACTCATGGCAGTTGGCAATGGCGATTGGTTTTCAGTTGTTGAGAGGGCGAGTTTAGACAACTTAGTCAAAGAACGACAGTTGATTAGAAGTACAAGAGAACTATATGATGGTTCAGTAGCAACAGACAGTTTATCACCTATGTTGTTTGCCGGTCTAATATTAGAGGGCGGTATTGTTGGTTATGATACGAACACAACATCTGGTGGGGCAGGTGCGAGATTTCTTGGTTTAGGTGCAAACGACCAATATAGAACAGACCAAGTAACCGTTTCACTCAGACTCGTTGCAGTACAGACAGGCGAGATTTTACTAACTGTATCAGCAACGAAAACAATTGCAAGTACCAGTAACGGTGCAGATGTGTTTAGATTTTTAGATTTAGGAACACGAGCATTAGAGATTGAATCTGGTAATGCAGCTAACGAACCGGTGAACTATGCCATTCGTACTGCAATTGAATATGCAGTCTTGCAAATGTTATATGAAGGCAAAGAGATAGGTCTTTGGGAATGGGCAGAACCCGTAATAGCAGAAGATAAAGATATAAATATAGCTCAGACTGATATAAAACTTGACGACTGGGTACCAAAACATCCGATTTCGGAGAAACAAGGAGAGTAATTTTGAGATTATTAACTTTCTTTATTATGTTTCTGATGAGTATGTCAGCGATGGCAACAAATAAAATATATGTAACACAAGCAGGTGCTTCTTTAGTATTTGATGTATTACAAGACGGCGATGGAAATATGATAGGTAATTCGACTACAGCTTCTACAGCGTCTGGCAGTGCAACAAATTTTAATATAGACCAAGTCGGTAATAGTAATATAATCACCTTTGATATCGAAGGCGATAATTTTACGGGTGTGTTTTATACAACGGGTAATAGTAACAACATAGATTTCAACTGTGATAGTGCTGGCGCTACTTCAGGTTGTGATGATGTGAATGCTGTAATTAGTTTTACATCTGGTAACTCACAAGACATTGATATAGATGTCGGTCTTGCTAGTTCAAAGTCTGGCGATAATGCTGATATTGATATTACTGGTGCTTCAGGCACGGATAGTACTGTTGTTAATGCTTCTATTGATGGCACAAGTGCAATATTAAGATTAGACATTGCTGGCGATTCAAATAACTATCTAATCAATATTGATGACAATGGTGATGTTGCAGGTCATACTTTAATTATGGACCAAACTGGTATCACGGCAGATGTTGATGTTGTACAATCAGGTTCTTATGATAACTCGGCGACAGTAGATACAACAGGTGATTCACAAAACATTGACATCAATCAAACTGCTGGTGGCACAATAACATTAACGACTACTGGAAGTACAGCGTCTGCTGTTAAGACAGTTAATATTAATCAGACAGGTCATGCAGTATTCAACACAGACGGAACTATTCTTGGACAAACTTCAAATGGTTTAAATGGTGCTGGTGGTACATTTGATATTGACCAAACAAGCACAGGTACAATTAACTTAGACCAAGATGGTGCAAGTGCGAATGTCAGTATAGAACAAACAAGTACAGGTACAGTCAACATGGATGTAAATGGTGCAAGTTTCACGGCTGATATCGACCAAGATAATGCAAGTACAATTAACTTACACCACGATGGTGCAAGTGCAGACTATGTTATCTTGCAGACAGGCGGTAGTGGTGATATACTAACACTAACAGTAAATGGTGCTTCGGCAAATGTAGATATTATTCAACGAGATTAATGTGCGACTTTTTATTATATTATGGTGTTTAACATTTTCATCATTCGCTAGTATCATTGGCGATGTTATCTTACATGAAGGTAATGCCAATATCGAAAGAACGGATGGTGAAGATGTTGATGCCGAAAAAGATTTAGATATATTTCAGTATGATACTGTTAAGACAGGTAAAGGTAAAGTTGCAATTGGCTTTATTGATGACACACGAGTAGATGTTACTCAACATTCTAAACTTATCATTGACGAGTTTGTCTACGACCCAAATACAAAGACAGGTTCTCTATCACTCAAAGCAGCTCTTGGTACGGTACGATATGCTTCTGGCCAGATTGCAAAAACAAGCCCAACAAATGTACAGATAAAAACACCGACTGCTACAATCGGTGTTCGTGGTACAGATTTCTCAATGACGATAGACGAAGTGGGTAGTTCTACTATCATTCTATTGCCATCATGTGATACAAATGGCAACTGTTTCGTAGGCGAAATATCAGTTGAGTCTGATGCAGGCATGGTAATAATGAATCAGGCGTTTCAGGCGACGGTTGTAGACACTATTTCAAGCAGACCACTAAAACCAGTCATTGTAGACCTAGAAGAATCGCTTATCAACAACCTACTCATCATATCTAAACCTAGAGAGATTGTAGAGGCAATACAAGAGTCAGAATTAAATAAGGTTGCTACTGCACTTGATATTGACTTTCTAAAGTTTGAAGAATTAGAAGTAGACTACTTAGAAATAGAAGAAGATGAATATGTGTCTATGCTTGATACAGATTTCTTAGACCAGAACTTTTTGGCCGACATTCTTGAGCAACTGAATCGTCAGTTGGCGCTACAGATGCGTTCTGAATTTGACAAGAAGAAAGGCACATATGATTTTACATTGGGTAAAGATAAAGACACAGGTATCACAATACTAGACCAAGAACCACAATGGTACTGGCATAGAGAAGCTGCAAGTGGTAGTGTTGTTGAATTATTACTTGAACAAGAAAACAGTTACATAATGAATATACAAATGGGCGATTTTGAACTGATAGATTTTGAATTAGGGGGCATAGAAAGTGAAATCACTATTATACAAAGTCAGTAGCTTATTACTAATAATATTATTATACATTCCAATCTTTTTTATGGCTGGGTCTGCATTTGCTAATAACGAGATATACATTACTCAAGTCGGCACAAGCAATAACTTTACACTAGATATAACTCAAGACGGTGATGATAATGTAGTGCAGTTATCTGTATCACACGACAACAACACAATTGACATTGACCAAGAAGGAAATAATAATACAGTTAGTTGGGTTTCATATTGGGGTTCTGGTCAAGGTTGGGGCGGTGACTTAGATGGTTCAGGTAATACTTTAAAGTTTGAACAATACAATACTACAGGTACAGATGCAAACAGAATAGGATTTCATATCAACACCAACGATAATAATGTTCACATCTGCCAAGGCAAGACATTTGTTGACACCAGTGATACAACTTGCGAAGCGAGTGCTACAGCAGAATATGGCGGACACACAGTCAACTTAGATTTACATTCAGGCAATACAGATTTAAAAGGTTCACAAGAAACTGGTACAGGTAATGCAGACCATGAAGCAAGAATCTATACATATGGTGGTGAGAATAATGATATATTCTTTAAACAAAAAGGTAATGGAGATAAGTACATGCAACTTATAGTACGAACTGATAATGGAGAACAATCAGTAGTACAAAAAGGAGATGGTGCTCATACAGCAACAATAGATTTAACAGGTTCATACACAACCGACTTATCTCTCACACAAGATAGTAATACAAATCAATCATACACACTCACAAACAACTGTCAGACATCTACTGGTTGCTCAGTTTCAGTTACACAGAACTAATATAAATAGTACCATGAAGAAAATATTATCACATTGGTCGATTGCATTTGTTACACTTATAGTTTTGACTTATATAGGATTTCAGGATCCGTGGGTCAAAGAAATACTACGACTCAAATCATTTGACTATGTACTACAGAACGAAGTAAAGACACCTTCTGAAGCAGTATCAATAGTTACCATAGATGAACAGGCAATCGAAAAGTACGGTCAATGGCCGTGGAAACGAGATGTTCTTGCACAACTCATATTTGATTTAAGAAATGCACAGACAGGCATTATTGTGATGCCATTATTGTTTAGTGAAGAAGATAGAATGGGTGGCGATGATGTGTTCTGTGAGGCACTAGGGTACGGTACAGTCATTGCACAAACAGGCACGACACAAAAGACCACAAGTAATGCAGTACCACGAGGCGTTGCAAAGATAGGCGACCCACTACCATATTTGTTTGAATGGCCTGGCATGGTCGGACCATTACCTAAACTTGCAGAGTGTACATCTGGTGTGGGCGTCATCAATACTGCACCTGAAATAGATGGTGTAATCAGACGAGTGCCACTGCTGATGAAGATAGGCGAAGAAGTCTACCCGAACATGGCAATCGAAACAATACGAGTTGCAGTTGGCGACCCGTCATATCAGGTCAAGGCAGACGAATCAGGCATCATTGCAATGAGAGTGCCTGCATATGCAACAATCAACACAGACACAAATGCGAGAGTCTGGGTACGATGGAATAAAGAATTTAAGACTATTTCTGCTAGTGCAGAGAACTTTGACGAACTTGCAGGAACGACAGTCATTATTGCCATGACGGCAGAAGAACTCGGTGGTGTCGTTGCAACGCCTACTGGCGAACAGTATGACTATGTGATATCAGCACAGACACTACAGACGATACTTGATGGCGAAACAATCAAACGATATGATGAACTATTAGAACTACTCGCAGGACTTCTATTAGGCATTGCAATTATACTGATAACGAGATTTCTGCCATACTGGGTAATCGGTCTCTCATTGATTGGTATCTTCGGTTCTGGCGTATATTATTTCCAACATATGTTTACGACACAACTGGTTCTAGTAGACATTACATGGGCATTATTGACATTCTTTATCGTAGGGTTTCATTCTACATTCAATCGATTCATACTTGAATTTAGACTCAAACAACAGATTAAGAAACAGTTTGAACACTATCTTGACCCACGACAAGTTGCGGCTCTACAGAAGAATCCTGACTTACTCAAACTAGGTGGCGACAGACGAGAGATGTCATTTCTGTTTATGGACATTATCGGGTTCACACCTATATCAGAATTCTATAAGAACAAAGACGACCCCGAAGGCCTAGTAGTGTTAGTCAATGAATTCTTAGACGAGATGACGACTATAATACTAAACAATGGTGGTATGGTTGACAAGTTTATGGGCGACTGTATCATGGCAGTATTCAACGCACCAGTTGATATGCCAAATCATGCTGAAATGGCAGTCAAAAGTGCAATAGAGATAGAAGCAAAGACACTAGAACTCAAGGCACGATACAAAGAACGAGGTCTGCCTGATATCAATGTAGGCACAGGCGTGAATACAGGCACAGCGATTGTAGGTAACATGGGTAGTACAACACGATTTGACTTCTCAGTTATAGGCGATGCAGTCAACCTGGCCGCACGACTAGAGGCAACGGCAGGCAGAGGTGATTTCAAAGATTCGCCTACACTATATTCTAGTTACACGATGGAACAACTCACAGACATCAAGTCAGTTGAAGTAGATAAAATCAAAGTTAAGGGCAAAGAAGAACTAATAACTATCTACAAACCTGTATAAATAGTAGCATGGCAAAAACAGTATTCGACAAGATTCTTGATACAACAACAGGTCCTAAATCATATGACTGGTATAGGAAAGAAGTCAAAAAGATGACTACACCTGGTGCAAGGTCATTGATTAATCAAGGCAAGGCAACATTACGACCTAAGTATGGCGTGATGAATCTATTTGCATACGACCCAAAACACAAGGCAACACTACCATTTTATGATAAGTTTCCACTTATTCTGCCATTACAGGCTGCAAAGGGTGGGTTCTACGGACTGAACTTTCACTATCTGCCTATGGCACAGAGAGTTACATTTCTAAGACAACTTTCTAAGTATGCAAGTGATAAGAATTTTGATAGAAACACACGATATAATTTAACAGGTGGCATAGAGAACAATAGATTCTTCAGATTGTGTATAAAACATTATCTGTTTAGTCAAGTTCGGTCATCCTTTTTAAACATTCCGCCAAATGAAATGGCAATCGGTATATTTTTACCAGTTGCACGATTCAAGGGCGGCACA